CGCTCTCGCGCCAGGCGTCCAGCTGTTTGCGGCACTAGGTCACCGCTCATGCACAGTTTATCCCCGGGCCCGCGCCGTGCGTCTGACTGTTAGCCGATCGGCGACAGCGTCGACCGCGAGCCGCCGCGCTCGCTCCATGCGCGTGTGCCGAGTGAATGACAGCGCCCAGCTCGGCGGATTACATGCCCATGCGCTCGAGGTGCCGCCATACCGGCGATCCCATTGCTCGGCAAAAGCCTCGCGGTGCAGCTGGCAACCGTTGCCCAAGCAGATCGTGGTCGCCGTGTCATGTGCTGGACAGCTGACACCCTGCGATCGCAAGTCGAGATCCCCTGCATCATGCAAGCGCACGAGCCGCAGCCTGTAGAGCAAGAGCCACAGCCGGGCATGCTGCTCGGGCATCGACCGCGCCGAGCACCACTGCTGACCCGCGGGCAGCGTGCCGCCGTCTCGCCGATACCGCGTGCGCCCGTCGCTCGCAGTCGCCCATTGCTCACGAATGTAAAGCCAGTCGCCGACTCGCCCAAACGGACAGCGCCCGCGTTTGAGTACATGAGAATCGTTCGCGCGCACAACCACCGACGCGGGGCCCGGCGCCACCTCGCCGCACTGCACCTGCTCGAGCTCGTGCCCGTCGGGCACACGCACCGGCAGCCACAACTGCGAGCGCTGACCTGCCGCGAGCTGCCGCAGTACGCCGCGCGAAACCGTGATTCCTAAGTCAGCCATGTAGACCCTTACAGCCCACTAGCATACCTTAGCGACCTTACGGTCTTGGCATGCGGCTACATCCGCATTCTGCCCCGTAGGAGTCTTTTCGCACCTACACTCAACCACTCACTTTAGGGCTAGGCCACCGACACCACGAGACGCGCGTCGCACAGTGTGGCACTACGGTGCACCATGCGAGGGGCAGCCATCGAAGCGCAGCGGCACTACTATATTGTGTGGTCCGACTTCCATGAGGCCACAACGCCCACCCCGCGCGACGTCGACCCGACGCGGCTAGTGGCCATACTCGCACGCACCACGCGTGCCAAAACCCTGCCCGAGCTCGCAGGGCACCTCGGCATGCTCGAGCCGTGTGAGAATTTCAGTTATGACGACGCGGGGCAACGTGTCCTCTGCAACGTCGACCGCTATCACACAGCGGCGCTTTCACTAGGTCTCGCCCGCGCCATCGTCGAGCGGTTCGCGCTCGCCTGCTCATACTCGCGTATGATGCACGCGCTGCTCGCCCGCTACCATCCCGAGATGGCCAACGCATACCGGCCTAGCGCCGCGTCCTAGACCCCGGCGTGTTGCCCCGCGTGGGCCCGGGCTTGTCACTCGGCGGCACCGCGGGCGCCTTCGGCACAGCTCGCCACCGCGACACCTGCGACACCTCGCGCGCAATCAACGCGTCTATCTCAGCGTCGGACAGCGACCGCCCGCCCCCGGCGCGGCTCGCATCCATCATGCGGTTGTAGGCCTCTCGCGCCCGCCCGAGCCCGCCGGGCTGCGAGCTGTCCGGCGCTGCCGGATCGGGCGCCGCAGGCGTTGGGGGCGCTGCAGGCCGCCGCTGCGACGCCGCCGCCGCCGGCTCGGGCGCTGCCGGCTCGGGCGTTGCAGGCGTTGCAGGCGTTGCAGGCCGGCGCTGTGACGCCACCGGCGAGGGGCGCCACCGCACGAGCTGCTGCGCGTCGTGCTCGAGCTCGTCGGCCTCGCGCTCGTCGTCGGCCTCGTCGCCGTCGTCGGCCTCGTCGGCTGTCGCTGCGCCCGTCTCGCCTGCGAGCGCCTCGGCTGCATCCATCGCCGCAAACACCCGGCGCCGCTCGGCGGCACCCGTGAGCTCGTCGACCACCTCGCGCACGCACGCTGCCCATGCATCCGCGTCGTCGTCTGTCGCGAGCTCGATAAGTCGCTGCCCGACGCGCAGCGCGAGCGCCGCATCGTCACGCACACCGCGCTCGAGCGCCTCGCGCAAGTGGCCATGCGCCGCCGCATTCGCCCAGCCACGCAGCGCCCGCTGCGCCGTCTCTCTGCCGGGCCCATGTTTGGGAATGTCGAGGTCGGGCCCGCGCCGCAGCGCGAGCAACGAGTGGGCCATCGCCACGTCGAGCGGCATCTTGCCGAGCCCCGTCGATGCGTCGGCATCGTCGCCGCCTGACCAACGCTCGGCGGCAATGTGCGCGAGACGCGGCGGCACCATCGACGAGCCATAGACCGTCGAGCTGCCGATCAGCACCACAAACGAGCGCACCACAGCGCGCAGCGTCTCGTCGCTCGGCGGCACTCGCCCCTCGACCACCGCCCGCGCGCCCGCCTGACCCGGGCGCCCGAAGACAATCTGCTCGAGCGGATAGTCAAGCAGCAGCGCGACCGCGATCAGCTGCCGCAAGTCGGGATCACGCTCACCCGTGCACCACGTCACCACCGTCGAGCCGTGGACGCCCAACGAGCGCGCAAACTTGTGCCGACTAAACCCCCGGCTCATGTACGCCGCCCATATGCGGCGCTGCAGCGTCGGCTCGCCCATCGGGTCGTCGGGTGTAGGTGCTTCGAGGTCTGAGATTCTAAGCCGTAGCGCCATGAGCGAGCCCCTTGCACGAGCGTTGCAGCATCTGCTCGAGCGGATAGACCGCCCGCGCGTCGTAGGTCAACAGGTTATGCCCGACTAAACGCTCTAAGGCTAGCCAGCGCAGGCTACAGCACGTCAAAAACGACTAGTCACGCCGCCACCCATGGCGGCGCCTACATGTGCGCAGCGGACGCTCGAGCGTGCGCTCGCTGTATATCTAACTGTTAGGTGTGGATAGAAGCTTGTGCGTTTGCTCGGCGAGCCCGTAGGCTCGGCGGTCTATGACGCTCCGCGAATGGTTCGACGCCAACGGACTGGGAAGCATCTCGCGACTGCATGGCCACACCGGCATCGCGTGCTCGACCCTGCGACGCATCGCAGCGGGCTCGAGCTACCCGCACCGCTCGACGGCGCGCAGCATCGCAGAGGCCACGGAACACGCAGTGTCCGTCGATGCGATCTATCGCGTGTGCAAGCGCCGCCGCCGCGAGCGCGAGCGCGAGCTGCTCGCTGCCACCTAACGCCGCACGCCTCGCTGCGCGTGCGCGCCGCTGCTCGCTCGCGTTGTCGGGGCTCGCCGCTCGAGCTCACTCCCCTATGCACGACTACGTCAAGGTACACGACACGTACTACGGGCCCGACTCGCCGCTCGACGGACTCGGGCGAGCGCTCCTAACCGCGCTCTTACACCTCGCCCGCCTGCACGCCCAGCGCATGCGCGCTGCGAGCGTCGCGCGCACTGCAACCGTGACAGTCACGCGCGACGCTTGCGTGACTGTCACGCCCAACGAGCAGCACGAGCCCGTGCCCATTGCGTGGTGCAACGGCGCACCGCTCAGCGTCCGTCAGATTGCAGCAGCAGCCGGGCTCACCACGCGTCAGACCAAACGCGGGCTCGAGCGCCTGCAGGCCATCGGCGAGATCGCCCCGCTGCCGGGCGGCGGCGTAGCTCTGCTCGGCTATTGGCGCACGCAGGAGACGCCCGCAGCCGCCCGCAAGCGCCGCTCACGTGCCCGAGCTCGAGCGCGAGACGCTCGCACAGACGCAGCCCGCGATCGCCCCAGCTCGGCGCTAGACCACGTCGAGCAGAATCAAGCAAACGAGACCCCGTCACAGCGTGACAGTCACACGCTAAGTCACAGTGACAGTCACGCGGTCAGTCACGCCCCCGGTCACGCGCACAGTCACGCCCGCGTCGCGCCGCTGCCCACCGCTGCAGCGGCGCACGACGTCGACATTGACCGCGGGCGTACGTGGCTCGACCTGCTTTGTCAGACCCTCTTTACGCGCCCCGCGCCCTACCCGAGCACGCACCACGAGCGCAACGCCTATGCCGAGCTCGGGCGCAAACCGCCGCGCGACCTCGCCCGCGTCGCAGCCACCATCACGCGGCTCGTGCGCGCTCGCCCCGACGTGCAGGCGTCGCGCTACTACACCGCCGGGCACGTGCTGCGGTATTGGCCCGACTATCTCGCGGGCGAGCCGCCCAGCGGGCGAGCTAAGCCGCTCGAGCAGCCCGGCCGCCCCGCGCCGCTGCGACCCGCTACCGCCGCCGAGCTCGCGGCAGAGGCCGTGTTATGACCTCGCGCCGCGACGCCCCGCCGGCCTCTGTCGCATCGCTCATGCCGACCGCCAAGCAGCGGCTGCGTGAGGCCATCGAGCAGTGCGCCCGCGTGGTCGCCAGCGGCGGGCAGCGACCGCCGAGCCCACCCGGGCCGCCCCCCGACCCCGTCGCCCGAGCTCGCGACCGCAAGCTCGCTCGCCGCCGGCAGCTCGAGCAGCTCGGCGTCGGGCTCACGCCTCGTGTGCTCGAGCTGCTCGCTGCCGAGCAGCTGCCGCGCAGCTTGCCGCTCGATGCCGTGCGCGAGTGGTACCGCGACCCCGAGCGGCGCCGCGTGCTCGTGCTGTGCGCGAGCGTCGGCTCGGGCAAGACCGTTGCAGGCGCCGCGCTCGCGCTCGAGCACCCCGCGAGTCTATGGGCGACCCCGCGCGCGCTCCTGCAGGCGCACGGCACGCTATACGGCGACGAGGGCGCACGCTGGCAACGTCTCGCGCAGGCGCCGCTGCTCATCGTCGACGGGCTCGGCGGCGAGGAAACCCGCCACCATGCGCAAGTGTCGCTCGCGCTGCGCGAGCTGCTCGAGGCGCGCGCGTCGCGCGACACGCTCGTCACGAGCTACGTCTCGCAAGGGCAGCTCAAGACCACCTACGCGCACGGCGCGCTCGGCTCGCTGCTCGACGAGCTCGCGCTGCAGCGCACTGTCGCGGGCCCCAACTTGCGAGACAAGCCGTGAGCCGCGTGTGCCCGCGTTGCCTCCTGCGCAGCGGGCAGCGCGTCGCCATGCGCGTCGCGCACAGCTGCCCCGACCTCGACCGCGTCTGCGCGCGCTGCCGCCGCTGCCTCTACGTCGACGTCCAGCGCGCCGACGAGCTCGGCACGCTCTCAGTCTGCCACCCGTGCGGCTGTTTCTACGCGCCCAGCGCCCCGCCCAACGCCCCGCCCCGCCCAACCCCTGCCCCCGTGAGCCGACCATGACTGCACGCCTGCTGCCGTTCCTGCGCCCCTCGCGCACCTCGCGTCGGGGGCTGCACTTCAAGCGCTCCGAGCCGCGCGACTTCCCCACCCCTCGCCCGCTCGAGCTCGTGCTGCTCGCCGTCGACGTCGCGAGCACGTCGGGCACCGCCCGCTACACGCGCGGCAAGCTCCACGACTACGGCGAGCTCGACATCGACGCCGACGAGCACCGGCACGTGCTCATGCGCTCGACGCGCGACCTCGCCGAGCAGCTCGGGCTGCCGCTCGCGCTCGCGCTCGAGGTGCCCTATGGCGGGCCGCTCAGCTCCGTCGTGCGGCTGCGCGAGCACGTCGCTGTGTGGCGCGCTGCGTGGCGCTACAGCGGCGGGCCCGCGCACCACGTAATCGAGTACACCGCGGCAGAGTGGCGCTCGCGCTGCTTTGGGCTCGGCACACTCAAGCGCGAGGACGCGCGGCGGCTCGAGCTGCGCGCAGCCTACGGGCTCTTAGAGCGGGCGCGGCTGCCCATCACGCCGCTCACCAACGACGCCGCCGCGGCCATCTGTCTAGGCCACGTCGCGTCAACGAGCGGCATCCTGCACGCGCGCACCAAGTGCCGCATTACCTCATGAGGCGCTCGCCGTGGCGTCGCCCAAACCGATCCCGGACACACCGACGCACTGCCGCTGCGGGGCTCTACTGCCGCCGCTGCGCCGCTATGGGGGGCTGTGCAGCGCGTGCTTGCCGTCCGCGCCGCCGTCGCGCCTGCCCGACCCCATGGCGACAGCTTGGACGATAGTCAGTGCGTTTGTGAGGCAGCGCAGCGCGGGCCCCGAAAACTGGTTTGTAGTGCGCTGCCGTTGCGGAACCGTGCGCGAGATGAGCTCGAGCAAGTGGCGCAGCCGGCACTCGACGCAGTGCGACGCGTGCCGCCGCTCGGCGACGCGGGGCCCAACCTACTAACACACCCTGTTTGACTGTCTATGCCGCCCAAGCAGCGCACACGACCTGCACCCAAAAAAGCAGCCATCAGCAGCAAAACCCGGCGCTCGCGCCCGCGCGCGCGCGAAACAGACAAGCCCAAGAAACGAGCTCGCCCGACTGTCGAGCTTTACGAGCGCGCAGTGGTGCTCGGCGACCTCGCAGGGCGCGGCGTCAACATCCCCGACATGACACTGCAGCAGTCAGATCGGCGCGTCGTCTATAACCGCGTGCTGCATGAGCGCCTCTGCGCCATGGTCGCCGTCGGCGTGCCCATCGCCACCGCATGCCAGGCCGAGTCAATCAACCGCTCGACCTACTACGAGTGGCGCAAGCGCGGTCAGGCCGGCGAGCAACCGTTTGCCACGTTCTGGTCGGACATGCAGGCCTCGCTTGCTCGAGCAGAGGCGAGCGTCGTGCAGCGCGTCACGTCGGCCTCGCTCGAGGATTGGCGCGCGGGCGCTTGGTATCTCGAGCGGCGCTTTCCGCAGCGCTACCGGCAAAAGCAGACTGTCACTGTCACTAAGGGCCCCTCTGACATGAGCGACGCCGAGCTCGACGCTGCGATCGCTAAGTACGGTTTCACGCGCGCGCCCGACGCGCTCACCGACCCGCAACCCTCACCGACCACCGACGCACCCGGCACACAAGGACCATCACCGCATGCCTAGACCAACAGTCACGCTCCCCACGTGGGCAACCACCGGCACCAAGCTCGAGCCGCCAACAGGCAAGCGCGCGCTAGGCTGGATTGTCGACGAGCCGCCGCCCGCCGAGTGGTGGAACCATCTGCAGTATGCCACTGGCGAGTGGCTCACGTTTCTAAACGCTGTGATCCTCGGCGAGGCCACCGCCGACCTCGCGCTGCGCTTCGCTCAATCGAGCGCCGCCGCTGACATCGTGCCGCTCCTAGCTGCGACGAGCGTGCCCAACGGCTCGTATCGGCTCGTGGCGCGCTTCCCGACCACGTCGGCTAGCATCTTCGCCAGCCTCTACGTCGGCGGCAGCGCGACGCGCAAGTTCATGCTGGTTTACAACGCCACGTGGAACGGCACGCAGTGGGCACAGAATAGCGCTGCCGTCGCGCAGGCCATCGCGATCAACACCACCAACGCGCTCGAGGTGCTCACGCACCCCGCGAGCCCGGCAAGCTGGAATGACTCGGCATGGGCGTCGGGCGCATTCGATACCATCAACGTCACAACGCTCAACGCGACAGCGATCACAGCGGTAGCCGGCAACTTCACCGCCACGCTATTCGGCAAAAACACCACATGCGAGACCCTCACTGCCACCAACCACGTCACCACCGACAACTTGAAGGCCGAGGTGTCGCTACACCTCACGGGCCCCATCGACATCGAATACGAGCTAGCGGCAGCCGCGATCCCCATGCGCTATCTGCAGCTCGACATCATGCGCCCGATTCATTGGAACGTGTCACCGCCCGAGCCGCTCGGCTCGCTCAACATCTACGGCAGTCAGGGCTGCGTCGGCAACACGCACGCCACCAACTCCGTCTGGGTTGAGTACCCCGTCGCTGTGCCGCGCGGCACGCAGAAAGTTACTCTCGAAATCACGTGGCGCGCATACGGGCCCACCGTCTACAACCAAGCAAAGCTCGTGTGGTGGCCCCGCGCCATGGGAGCCACAAACCCGCAGCCGCCACCCGCAAGCACCTACAGTCAGATCGGCGCTGACATCGACTTGCCAGGCTTCACCGCGTCAGACGTGTACCTCACAAGCGCGACGTTTACCGGGCTGCTCGTGATCAACGGCGAGAGCCGCTACAGCGTGCTCGTCAAGCTCGCCCCGGGCGCTGTCCTATGGGGCATCAGACTCGGCTTCGCAGACCCCGGCGCACGCAACGGCTAAGCCGTGGCTGCGCGCATCGAGGACAACCGCTATCTCGAGCGGCTCATGGCGGAACGTGCCCGCCGCCATGAGCTGCAGCGGCGCATCCGCGATCGCCCCGTCAAGCTGCACGACTTCGTGCGGGCTGCGTGGCCTTTGGTGGTACCTAACGCCGCCTTCGTGGACAACTGGCATGTGGGGGCCATCTGCGAGCACCTCACCGCTCAGAGCGAGGGGCAGCTGCCGCGGCTCTGCATCAACGTGCCGCCGGGCAGCAGCAAGTCAACGACTGTGTGCGTGCTCTGGCCCGCGTGGGAGTGGACGATCCGCCCCGGCATTCAGTGGCAGTTTTCGGCCTACGCCGACACGCTCGCGGTGCGTGACTCGCTGCGCTGCAGGCTGCTCGTAGAACAAATGTGGTATCGCGAGCTCTACGGCGACGTGTGGCAGCCCAACCGCCGCGCGTGGCTCGCCGACCGCTTCGAGAATGACAAGGGCGGCATACGGCAGAGTGTCAGCGTCGGCGGCTCGCCTACAGGCTTTCACTGTCACCGGCAGATAGTTGACGACCCCATCAAGCCCATCGACGCGCACAGCACGCTCGCGCTCGCGCGCTGCCGTATGTGGTGGTGGGAAACGATGGCCTCGCGCGTGCTGCCGGGCCCGACTAACACCCGCACCATCATCATGCAACGCCTGCACGACCGCGACCTCGCGGGCGAGGCCGCCGAGCAGGATTACGCGGTGCTGTCTATTCCGATGGTCTACTCGCGCAAGGCAACGCGCGCCGCCACGCCGCTCGGGTGGCTCGACCCGCGCAAGTCCGACGGCGAGCTGCTGTGCGCTGCTCGATGGTCAGACGTCGAGGTCGCGCGACGCAAGCGCGAGTTTGGGCCCGAAGGTTGGAGCGCCCAAGACCAGCAAGACCCCATCCCCGAGGGCGGCGCAATCTATCGCGACGAGTGGATGCAGCACAGATACCACGTGCTGCCGCGCCTCGACGCGGCGCTCATCGTGCTCACGTTTGACTGTGCGTTCAAAGCTGACGAGACGAGCTCATACGTCGCGGGCCAAGCATGGGCCTATCTCGCGCCGCGCTTCTACTTGCTCGACGAGGTGCGCGATCACCTCGACTTTTTGGGCACCATCGCCGCCATCGAGACGCTCTACCGCAAGTGGCCCGCCTGCTCTGCCGTGCTCATCGAGGACAAAGCCAACGGGCCCGCTGTGATGGATGTGCTCAGAAACCGCATCCCGGGCATCATTCCCATCGAGCCCGAGGGCAGCAAGATCGCGAGGGCCTACAGCACGCAGCCCATTTTCGCGTCGGGCTCGGTTCACCTGCCCCACCACACCATCGCCCCATGGATCGAAGACTGGGTGCTCGAGCATAAACGCTTCCCGCGCGGGGCTGCCAACGACCGCGTCGACGCGCAGAGCCAGGCTTTGCGCTGGCTCACCGCGGGCATCGCGTCGGGTTACCTGCAGGCGCTCGACGAGATCTCACTCTAAGCCCGTAGACAGCTCGAGCGCTCGCCCGCTACGCGCCCCCATGACCGAGCGGCTCGACGGCTGGGAAAACGTGATCACGGGGCTCGGCAGTCTGCGCGACAAGCTCACGCACCACGCCCCGCAGCTACGGCAGCCGCTGCGCGACTCGACGCTCGAGGCGCTGCATTCCGACGATGACATCGCCGCGCGCATCGTCGAGAAGCTGCCCGACGACGCACTGCGCGCGGGCTTCTGCATCACCCTGCCGGCAGACGAGGACAACAGCGCGACGCTCGGCGCAGACCTCACGAGCGCGCTGCAGGCGCTCGGCGCCGACACGGCGCTGCATCAAGCTTGGTGTTGGGCTCGGCTCTACGGGCTCGGCGCGGTGCTGCTCGGCGTCGATGACGGGCTCGACACACGCGAGCCGCTCGACTTGGGCCGCGTCGTGCGCCTCTCGCACCTCACCGTGCTCCGTCGCACGCAGCTGCAGCCCGAGACGTATTACAACGAGCCGCTCGCGCCGCGTTTCGGCGAGGTCGAAAGCTATCGGCTCATGCGGCTCGCCATACCGCGCGGCTCGGCTGTCACTGTGCGCAGCTACGAGAAGCTCGACGCCATCGTGCACGAGTCTCGCCTCTTGCAGTTCCGCGGTGTGCTGACCTCGCGTTGGGGCGCTGCGAGCGAGCAGTTCTTTGATGACAGCGTGCTGCAGCGCGCCTACGACGCCATGCAGGCGAGCTCGAGCGCATGGATGAGCGTGGGCCACCTGCTCACCGACGCCTCGCAGGGCGTGTTTAGGGTCAAGAATCTGCTGCAGCTGCTCGCGGCCAACGGCGAGGAAAAGCTGCGCAAGCGCGTGCAGATTATGGACCTCGTGCGCAGCGTCTGCCGGGCGTTGCTCATCGACGCCGACGCCGAGTCATTCGAGCGTGTTGCGACCAGCTTCACGGGCATGCCCGACTTGCTCGACCGCTACATGCTGCGCGTCTCTGCCGCGGCTGAGATGCCGGCGACTGTCTTGTGGGGGCGCTCGCCCGCCGGCATGAACGCGACCGGCGAGAGCGACGTGCGCAACTGGTACGACAAGGTTGGATCAGAGCGCACTAAGGTCCTCACCCCTCGCATCGAGCAGCTCACCCGCGTCTTGATGGCGGCAGACGACAGCCCAACCAAGGGCAACGTGCTCGACGAGTTCGAGGTCGAATACCCGCCGCTATGGCAGCCCAGCGCCAAAGAGACCGCCGAGACGTTCAACTTGCGCGCGCAGGCGCTCGTCGCGCTCGTCAACGCCCGCATCATCCGCCCCGAGGAAGCGGCACTTAACATCGCGAGCGCAGGCGAGCTCGACGAGATAGACACCGACGCGCGCGAGGCCATGCTCGAGCTCGACATCGAGGCCGAGCTCGAGCGGCTGCGCCAGGGCGGCACGAGCGAGCCGCGGGCGCTGCCGCCCGACAACCCGCCGCCGCCCGACGAGCCCGCGCCCGAGCCGAGCTAACGCATGGCAGCCCGCTCGAGCGCAGACCGAGCCCGCAACCGTGCGCGCCTCGCCCAACGGCAGCGGCGCATGCTCGGCGCCGAGCGGCGCAACATGGCGGCAGCTCGCCCGCACGCCGAGCCCTTCCCCGAGGCCGCGCTCGAGCGCTACACGCGCATGCTTGTCGAGCACGTCACCGCGATCTACGCATCCGCGCGCGCCGCCATCCGCCCGCACCTCGCCGCGTGGTCGCGCATCTACGCCAAGCCCAAGCGCACCGACGCTGCGCTCGATAACGGCTACCACGGGCCCCGCATCGCCATTGTGGGCCCGCCTCGCGCGGGCAAGTCGACGCTCTCCGAGCAGCTCGCAACGATGCTGCGCGCGCCCGTCGTGCACGCCGACCACTATGCCTACCTCGGGTGGTCGCAGGCGAGCGACGCGCTTGCCGACCGCATGCTCGAGGGCCCGGCGATATTCGAGGGCGTCGCGGTCAGCCGGGCGCTGCGCAAGGTGCTCGCCCGCACGCCTCGCTCGGCTCGCCCACCCGTCGACGCTGTGATCGTGCTCGGCACGCCGCTCGAGCCGCTCGAGCACGGCCAACGCGTCATGGCGCTAGGGCACGACCGCGTGCTCGCCGAGGTGCTGCCCGAGCTCGCGCGGCGCGGTGTGACCATCATCCGAGGCGAGCGCAACGCGCTTGCGTCGATGCGTCAAGCGCGCACCGACGCGGAAAAGCAGCCGCCTAACACGCCGTCGGGGCTCATCGACGGCGCTGCCGTCACGCTGCCCGTCGACTTCAAGATCCCCGACATCCGCGCGGGCTCGCTCGAGGCCGCCGTCGGCGTCAGCGTCAACGTCGACAATACGCTGCGCAGGCAAGTCGAGGCCGTGACGGGCATCGATCCGCACCTGCCGCAGTCAGGCATCGCCGAGTCACTCGAGGCCTTCACCGAGGCCTCGATCCTGCGTGTGAGCAACCTCACCGACGAGACTTACGCCGACATCAAAAAGCTCGTCATGACCGAGCTCGAGGAGGGCGCGCGCCCCGACGAGATAGCGGCCAAGCTGCAGGCGCAGTTCGAGGTCGCCAAGCGTCACGCGCAGCTCATCGCAAACGACGCCGTCGGCAAATACCACGGCACGCAGACGCAGCTGCGCCAGACGCAACTCGGCATCACTGACTACACGTGGGCTACGAGCAAGGATCGCAAGGTCCGCCCCTATCACCGTGCGCTCGAGGGCACGCAACAGAAGTGGGCAGAGCCACCCGTCGTCAACCCGACCACGGGCAAGCGGGCGCACCCGGGCTTCGACACGCATTTTTATGCCTGCCGCTGCTCTGCCATCCCGATCATTGACGACGCCGTGATTGACGCCGAGCCGCCGCCCGAGCCCGCGCCGCCGCGCCCGCCCGCGTCGCCGCTCGCTCGCCCGCTGCCGCCGCCCCTCGCCCCGCAGGCACCGCAGCAGCTGCCGCTGCCGGGCTTACCCGCGGGCCCGAGCTCGGGCCCCATCACCGCGCCGCCACGTCGACGCGTGCGCATCCAACCGCGCGGCGCTACACCCACGCAGCCGACGCTGCCGGGCTTGCCGACCGCGCCGCCCGCGCCGCCATTGGCTGCGCCGACGCTGCCGACGCCGACCCCGCTGCCCCCGTTGCCCGCGCCCGCGCCGCCGACGCCGCTGCCCACGCTGCCCGTCGAGCCGCCGCCCGCGCCGCTGCCACGACCCGCGCCGACGCCGCTGCCCGTCGAGCCGCCGCCCGCGCCGCTGCCGCGACCCGCGCCGACGCCGCTGCCCACGCTGCCCGTCGAGCCGCCCGCGCCCGCGCGCCTGCCGCGCCCGCAGCCGGGCATCACCGAGCCGCCCGCGCCGCTGCCCCGCGTCGAGCCGCCCGCGCCACCTGCAGCCCCGCCGGCAGCGCCCGCCGCTATCCCGCCGGCCATCGAGCTGACGCCCGAGCAGCGCGAGCAGCTCGCCACCGAGCTCGCCACGGCCATCGACCAACTGCTGCGCGGGCTCGATGACGGCTCAGCCGCGCGGGCGCTCATCGCTGCGTGGTACGAGCGCGAGACCTTCACGCACTGCGAGCTATGGGGCCCCGACGTCCCGCAAGTCGAGACCATCGAACTCAAAGCGCGGCTCAACCGCGCGGGCACGGTCTACGGCGAGATGCAGCCGGCGACGGGTCACATACGGCTCGTCAAGTCGCGCACGCAGGCCGCGCTCGCGGGGCTGCGCTCAATCGCTGCCGGCGAGACGCCGCAACGCGACCAACTCGCGGGGCTCAAGACGCTTTTCCATGAGGTCGCCCACGGCTACGGGCCCACCATGCGCTACCCGACGTGGGGCGCGACTCGGCTGTTCTATGACGAGATCGCCACCGAGGTTAGCGCGCGCGGGTTCACTGCGACGCTCGCGGGGCTCGAGCTCGAGGCGCTGCCGACGCAGCACATTCTCGCGCTGCCCAAGCAGACGGACACGGGCTGGACGTTCGACCCGTTCCGCTCTTACGACCGCATGATCGCTGCGATGCTGCAGGCCATCACCGACAACACCGCGCTCACCGCGGCAGAGGCTCGAGCGCAGCTGCTCGAGGGCGCGCTCGATTGGAAGTCTCGCAACGACGTGCCCGCCACCGCGCAGGCCATCGCCGATGAGTTCTGGCTCTCCATGCGCAAGCTCACGCCCGAGCAGCGCGTGGCCATCAAGTCGCAGCTGCGCAACCCCAAGGCCGCGACCAAGGCCGTTCCGTTCATCCCGCACGACTGACGAGCTCGCCGCCGGGCGCCTCTCAGCCGGGCGCCAACGGCTCGCGCACCGTCGACGAGCGGGCGCGCATACGCATCGATTACGCATGCAAGCTCATACACTACGACTGCAAACGACTACACTACGCATCACATCGATTACAATACGATTGTAGTGTGTGCGTAACGTAGTCACATCGTACTCACGCACCGCCGGCGCGCGGGCCGCCGCCGGCGCACGGGCCCGGCGCAGGCCTCGTCGAGCCCCCGGCGCGGCGCAGGGGCCCGGCGCGGCTGCGTGGTAGGCTGCGCCATGGCCACCCAATCCGCCGCCGAGCTGCTCGCCGTGCGCCTCTACCCATGGAGCGCCGCCGACATCCGCGAAATCGCCGCCGCCTACCTCGCCGACCCGGCGCATGGCGACTTCACTGACCTCGACCTGCACGAGCACACGCGCGCCGCCGAGCTCGCCGACGCCGAGCTCGAGCAGCTCGAGCAGGACGTGCACCGCCTGCGCTTCGAGCACTTCCGCCGGCTCGGGCAAGACCCGCCCCCGCAGCCCACCGCCATCGAATAACCGGGCTTTTCCCGGGCTGCCCCCGCCCCGCGCTCGGCAGTCATGGAGTCACGCAGTCGCGCCGTCATGCCGGCGTGACGTCTTGACACGCCCAAAACTCGCCCAGTACGGGCCCCTTGTGCAGCCTGTCGAGCGCTACGATGCCGCGACCCTTGGCGAGGTCACCCGCACCCCGCAGGGGTTTCTCAGGGCGCCCGCCCGCGTCACGCGCACAGGCGTGCTGACCTACCGCCGAGCCGACGGCACGCTGCGCCGCGAGCTGCGCCGACCCGAGCAGGTGTTTGCGGGCGGCTCGCTCGCCACGCTCGCCGACGCTCCGATCACTGACCTGCACCCGCGCGAGATGGTCAGCGCCACCAACGCCCGCGAGCTCGCACTCGGGCACGTCACCGGCGACGCTCGCGCAGACGGCAAGCGTTACGTCGAGGCAACGCTGCTCATCACTGACGCCAAGCTTATCGCCGCCGTCGAGCGGCGCGACCGCGTCGAGGCGAGCTGCGGTTACACGTGCACGCTCATCGAGCAGCCCGGCACCTACCAGGGCGAGCGCTACGACGCCGAGCAGACCGGCATCGTCTACAACCACGTCGGACTCGGGCCGCGTGGTTGGGGCCGCGCAGGCGCCGACGTCGCGCTGCGCCTCGACGGCAAGCCCGCCGAGCTCACCGACAACCCGCTCGCCGCGACGCTTGCGCTCGACCCGCTCGAGCCGCCCGAGACCGCACCACCGCACAAAGGACCCGCCCGCATGGATCTAGTTACCGTCCGCATAGATGGCATCGACGCGCAAGTCACCCCGCAGGCCGAGCAGCTCGTGCGCAAGGTCACCGCGCAGCTCGAGACTGCAACCGCGTCAAGCGCAGACCTGCAGAAGCGCCTCGACGCCAAAACCGCCGAGCTCGACGCGACCGCCAAGCAGCTCGCAGCTGCGAGCGATACCAAGCGCCTCGATTCGCTCGTCGCAGAACGCGTCGCGCTGTTCGACGCTGCACGCGCCGTGCTCGGCGCAGGCGTCGAGCTCACGGGGCTCACGAGCCGTCAGATCCAAGAGAAGGCCATAGCGCACCTCGACTCGGCTGCGAGCATGACCGGCCAGTCTGACGAGTACGTCGCCGCCTACTTCACCGCGACCACCAAGCAGATCAAGCCCGCGGGCGGCGGCAAAGACCCGCACCGACGCGCCGACGGCTTCCCTGCCGGCACGAGCGCCGCCGACGTAGTGCGCGCGCAGCTCAAGTCACGCGAGCCCGCGGGCGGCTCGCACACCCCGGCCTACGAGCCGCCCGCGTGGCGGCAGCCGCTCTCGGTTACTCGCACCTAACAAGCCCACACACACACGCGCGTCAACACCCAACCGAAAGCGATACGACCGTATGCCAGGGCAACTAGTCTACAATTACGAGCCCCCGATTGGAGTGCACGGGCAGCTCATCGAGAACTATATACACGCCGCAGTCACGGGGCTCGCAGTGGCCACCGCGATCCCCGTCGGCGTCGTGGTCGCCTACGACACCACCGCGGGCAAACCGCCCAAGGCAGTGCGCAGCGTCGCAGCCAGCATCGACGTCACCACGCTCAACGGCGTTGCAGGCATCACGCAGTGGGACCCGTCCTATCCCGAGCCGCCTTACAGAATCGGCGCGCAGCTACCCGTGCTGCGCAAGGGCCGCATTGCCATCATCGCTGAGACCGCGCTCGCGGCGCACACAAACCCGTTTGTGCGATTCGGGCTCGTCGGCGCGGGCACCGTGCTCGGCGCGCTGCGTGCTGACGCAGACGCGGGCAACGCAGTCGTAGCCCCGTACCTCACCGTAGTGCAGGGCGCAGCCATTGGCGGCGTCGCCATCGTCGAGATCAACCTCTGACCCGAGCCGCTCGCACCCACCGCGCGCCCTAAAGGAAACACCACCGCTATGCACTCACTGCTCGCGCCCATCGACCCCAACCGCCTCACCAACAGTCTCGAGCAAATCGGCTTGCGGCTCGATGCAGGCGAGCTCGACCGCTTCTGCGCATCGTTCGCGCTCACCCGCGCCGCGACGCACGGGCTCGAGCGGCTCGACGCGAATGACACCGCGTTCTTTCGCACGCAGCTCGAGTACATCTCGCAGCGGCTGCGTGAGATCCGCTACCCCGCACTCAAGTGGCGCTTGTTCGTACCCGTGACGAGCGAGGCGCCCGCGGGCGCTGACACGTGGTCTTATTACGCGTGGGACTCGGCGGGCATCGCCGAGCTCATCGCGAACTACGCCGACGACGTGCGCCGCGTCGCCGTGACCAGCACCAAGGTCACCTATGACATTCTCTCGTACGCGCTCGCGTATGACTGGTCTGTGCTCGACGTCAAGCGCGCCAGCATGGCGGGCGTCGACTACCGCAATCGCAAGGCAGACGCCGTGCGTCGCGGTTTCGAGCAGCGTTTCGAGCGCCTCGCCGCACTCGGCGAGCCCGGCAGCACGATCCGCGGGCTGCTCAACAATGCCAACGTGCCCGTCGTCGCCGCTGCCAACGTCGGCGGCACGACTGCATGGGGCAGCGGCACGAAGACCCCGCAAGACGTGCTCAACGACTTGCTCGCGGGCGAGACTGCGATCCTCGTCGCCACCAAGGGCGTCGAGTCACCTGACACGCTGCTCTTGCCGCTCGCCAAGCTGCGCTACATTCAAAACACCTCGCTCTACACCGGCGCAGGCGCCGACCCGAGCGACACGATCCTGTCCGTCTATCTCGAGCGCACGCAGTACGTGCGCAACGTGGATTGGTGGCAGTACCTCGACCTCGCAGACGCCGCCGGCACCGGGCCTCGCGCTGTGTGGTACCGCCGCGACGAGGAGCACGTGCACTTCGAGCTCACCGAAGCGCCCAACGAGCAGGCGCCGCAGCAGCAAAACTTCGCACTCGTGGTCAACAGCATGGCCCGCGCGGGCGGCGTCGCGTGGGAGCTGCCGCTCTCGGGCGTCTACATGGACGGCATCTAGCAGCGCCTCTCGCGCGCACAACGCTCGCACACACCGCTCGCCCCGCTACTGCCCGCGCGCCGCTCACGGCGGCGCAGCGGCACCCTTGCGCCTCGCTCAAGTCACTCGCCCCGTCGGTAAACCATGCACATCGCCAACACTGGACCGCAGATCGTCAGCTTCCTGCTCACCGCGGCGGGTGGCATCCAGCAGTTCCGCAAGCTCGGGCAAGTGCCTAACAACGGACTGCTCTATCAGTACATGGGCACCGACGTCGACGCTGTAAACGCAGCGCTCGCGGGCCCGCTCGCTCCGTTTGTGGCTGCGGGATACCTCAAAACGAGCAGGCAAGCGCAGACGGTACCGTACGCCACCGACCCGCTCACCAACCGCGTGCTCACGGTCCCCGAGCTCGGGCCCGGCGAGCACGAAGACCCCTATGCACCCGAGCCGCCGCCGGAGACGGGCGGCGAGGGCGAGACGGGCGGCGAGGGCCAGCCCGAGCCCGAGCCCGAGCCAGAACCCGAGCCCGAGCCAGAACCCGAGCCCGAGCCAGAACCCGAGCCAGAACCCGAGGCCGCGCCCGCGCCCGAGCTCGAGCACCACCGACACCACCGCCGCACCAAGCGCCACGAGCCGACCTCATGAACATCACCAACCGCTCACCGCGTCTGTTGTCCATCGCTGCGCCAGGCCAAGGGCTCGGCATCTTGATGCTCGTGCCGCTCGACCGCGTCGAGGTGCCGCCCGAGCTCGAGCAGGCTGTGCGCGCCGCGCTCGCGGGCCCCTTGCGCCCGTTCGTGGCGCAGGGCGAGATCGCCATCGAGGACGCGCCGCCCGCAGCTGCACCGGCGCTCGTCGGCGAGCCCGCCGGCATCGCGGGGCCCGTCGCGCTCAGCGATTGCGTGCACCCGCCGCCGACCGCCGCCGAGCTCGAGCAGCCCCGCGTCGTCACGCTCGAGGTCACCCCCGAGCTCGAGCCCGAAATCGAGCTCGAGCTAGAGCCCGAGCTCGAGCCGCCACCCCCACCCGCCGCGAGCAGAGCCAAGCGCCGCTAACATGGTCAGCGTCGAGCACATTTTTGCCGCCTTCCCGGAGTTCCGCCGCGCTGACCCTCTGCTCGTCGCGCACAAGCTCTACGAGGCCGAGCTGCAGATCGCGCCCGACTACGGCGCGAGCGCCTGCGCGTGCTCGTTCGACGGCGGCATGAGCGAGAACGCTCTGCGCCTCTACAAGCTGCTCGAGCCGCGCGACCCTACGTTTCCACCGCCCGACCCGCTCGCGCCCCTCGTGCGCCCGCAGCCGTCGGCGCAAGAGGCCGTGCGCGACATGGTCGTGAGCAACCTCACGGCGGCGCTGCTCGTGCTCACGCCCGCGGGCGAGTTCGCGCGGCTCGACCCCAACAAAGAGGCCGACGGCGCGCGCTCAATCTACGAGCGCCGCGTCAACGAGCTGCACGCAAGCTTTCTGCCTCGGGTGCTCGCGCTGTGATCACCATCGATGACATAGACCGCGGTTGGGAGGCGACCGAGAAAGCAGCGAAAGCTGCCGACACCGGCAACCCTGCAAACTCGCCCTACGTGCTCATAGGCGTGCAGGGCAAGTCGGGGCAACGCAAGCATCCCGACCCCGACGGCACCGGCGCCGGGCTCACCAACGTCGAGCTCGCCACGATCCACGAGTTTGGCTTGAGTGTGCCGCAGCGCTCGTTCATCCGCGGGGCCATCGACCAATACGCGCCCGCGATAGGCGAGCGCGCAGGGCGCTACCTGCAGCGCTGGGAAAAGAGCCAGGGCGACAGCAAAGAGCTCGAGCGGGGGCTGCGCCTGCTCGGCGAGTACATCGTTGGGCTCATCAAGCAGCGCATCGACAACCACATCCCGCCGCCTAACCACCCCATCACCATCAAGATCAAGGGCTCGGCAACGCCGCTCATCCGCTACGGGCATCTCAAGCGCAGCATCACGTATGAAGTCCACATGGGTGGCGGCGTCAGGGCGCCGAGCTCGAGCGGCGGGTTCCCACCCGCAGCAGCGGGGGCCTAATGGACTGGCAGCTCTACGCCGACAGCATGCGGTGTTGGATTGCCGAGCGCTCGCGCATCCCCGTCGATGACGTGACGTGGGAGGGCGAGCCCGTCGGCATGCTCGGCACGCCTAACGCCTCGCTGCGCCTGCTCGGCAACTCGGGCCCATACTCGCAGCTGCTCACGAGCGACGAGACGCGCTATCTCGCCGCCACCGACCCCGCAAACCCGACCGGCATGCCGATCGTGCAGATCATCGGCAACCGTGCATTCACGCTCTCAATCGTGGTCACCACGCGCGACTACACGCCGTGGGGCCGTGCGTTTCGCTATCTCGAGCGCGTGCGTGACTCGCTCTCACTGCCGAGCACGCTCTCGCTCTTTTCGTCGCTAGGCGTGTCGCTCGACTCGCCCGCCGAGCTCGTCGACCTGCAGCGCGTGTTCGACAAAAGGCAAGAATCGCAGGCGTCGCTCGACCTCTATATGCAGTATGCGTTCGACACGCTCTGCGAGTGTCAGGCCGACGGCAGCGACGTCGAGACCATCGACACCATCGAGCACGTGATTGTCAGCGGCTCTGTGTGCTCACACACGCAAGGCCGCCCCGATTCACCGTTTGCCGTCGGGCCCGACACCATCGACAAGCCCATCGCGCCGACTCCACTGCTGTCTGCTCGCACTCGCAAAGGACTAACAAGCCATGGGCGTTGAAGCCGAAGTCATCACACACTCTTTCGTCGTGCAGGATGCCACTGTCACGCAGCAAGGGTTTGGCATCGGGCTCATCGCCGCGGTGCACAACTACTGGCCCGAGCTCGTGCGGACATTCAACGACGCGAGCGAGCTCACCAAGGCACCCTACAGCGTGCCCGTCACCTCGCCCGTCTACCTGCGAGCTCGAGCGCTCAAGTCGCAGACGCCGAGCCCGCCGAGCTTCAAGATCGGAAAACTCACCGGCACATTCTCGCAGACCGTCACGCTCACCGTCGCGGCGCCGACCGCGGCCAACGAGCAATACCGCATCACCGTCGACGGCATCCCCGTGCTCGTCACGAGCTCGCCGCCGGCACTCGTCGACACCGTCACCGGGCTGCTCGTCGCAGCGCTCAACGTGATCACCGACATCACAGCCACTGCAGCCGGCGCCGTGATCACCATCGTCGGCGACACGTCCAGCGTCGTGCACGCCTACACCGCTATCAGTGGCAACATGCGCCTCATGGACACGACGCCAGCGCCGAGCGTGCTGCCGTCGGCCGACCTGACAGCCATCCGCTCGTATGACGGCGACTGGTATGGCCTCGACCTCGTCACCCCGGGCAAGCAGGCGCAGCTCGACGCGGCAGCGTGGGCAGAGTCTGAGGTCGTGCTCTACCTCGCGCAGACGGGCGACTATGAGGTCAGCTCGCCAGGCAGCACCACCGACGTCGCTTCGACGGCCATGGCGTCGGGTTATCACCGCTCGTCGTGGTGGTACCACCAACCCGTCGGCGAGCCGCTCGTCGCGGGGCTGCTCGGCGTCATGCTGCCCAAGCTCCCGGGCCCGGCGACGTGGGCAAACAAAGAGATCGCCACCATCACCAAAGTGCCCTACGACGCGACCACGCGGGGCACGGTCAAAGCTAAGAGCGCCAACTACTACACCAACATGAAGGGCAACGGGTGGACGCTCTACGGGTGGGCCGCGAGCGGGCGTTTCCTCGACGTCACCGTTGCGATCGACTGGTTCACCATCGGCGTGCAAACGCGCGTCATTCTGCTGCTCGGCAGCAACGACGTCGTGCCCTACACGACCGCGGGCATCGAGCTCGTGCGCACGCAGATCCTCGCGCAAATCCAAGAGGGCATCGCGCAGGGGCTCATCGACGGCGAGCAAGACTACGCAGTCACCGCGCCGCCGTTAGGTGCCATCGACCCCAACCTCAAGCGGCAGCGCATTCTGCCCGACATGCGCTACAGCTATTGCTTGTCGGGCGCCATCCACCACGTGCGCATCGAGGGCACGGTTCAGGTCTAACAGTCAGACGAAGGAGGTGCACGCGTGGGCTTCAAGGCATGGAACATCAATGAAATGACCGTCTCGCTCAATGCGATTCTGCTGTCAAACGGCGGCTACGCAGAGGACGAGGTTGTCACCGTCGAGTGGGATGACGACTGGTTTAGCGCCTACGTCGGCGCAGACGGCGAGGTCACCCGCGTCAGAACTAACAACTTTTCGGCCATCGCTACGCTCAAGTACGCGCAGACCGCGGGCGCCAACGACCTGCTCAGCGGCATTCTGCTCGCCGACATCAAGACCGTGAACGGCGGCGGCGCGGGCGCATTCGCTGTGCGCGACACGGGCGGGAAAACCATCGTCGGCAGCTCGCGCGCATGGATCATCGGGCCCCCTGAAATCAAGCTCGGAAAGACGGTCAACGTCAACGAGTGGCGCATCAAGCTCGCCGACGCGCGCACTGCGTTTGTGGGTGGTCGCTAGGATGCGCACACCGCAAGAGAAGCTCATATGCGGCACGGTCTATCGCGTCACGCCGCTCGGCGCGAAAGCCGGCCGCGTTATGGCTGTGCGCCTGCTCAAGCTGCTCGGGCCCATGACTGCATCATTCGTCGACGGCGTCGTGCGCGACTCGTCAGACGGCAGCGGGGCGCTCGCAATCGGCGCTAGCGACGCGATCCGCGAGCTCACGCTGCGCATCGCTTCCGCCGACGTCGAGACCATCAGCGACGAGCTCGCCAAGACAACCGTGCTCGTGCTCGACGGCGACCGCGAGCCCCTCTTGAGCTCGCTGCTCGATGACCATTTTGCGGCGAGGTATGACGCCTACACGCAGTGGCTCGGGTTTGCTCTCACGGTCAACTTTGCCTCTTTTTTCGGCGCATCCGCCGCGGACCCAGGCGCCGCAGCGGGCCTCTGGCAGCGCCTGTCGCAGGTAGTCGAGTCTCTGT